ACGGTTTCGCGCCAATTGGTCGAGCTGTATTATAAACTCCAATCAAAGCCCATGTTGTCGATGCTGACGGATCAGTACCCGCATAAACAGCAATTTGCCCATTAGAAGTAACAATAACAAAATAATCATCAGACCCATTGCCACCATCAAGTGTCCAAGTTCCAAGAGCAACAATTGAACCTCCTTTGGTAAAAATAGGTCCGACAGGAAATTTAGATGCCGCGCCTGTTATAGCATCAGTTCCCAAATACCAAAGATTGGTGGAGTTCTTTTCGATAAACCACAGACGATGCTTATGCAAGGCGACATAACTTAATTTTGTAATATCCGCTGGACCTGTAATTGCGGGTGTTGTCCAAGTCGTTCCATCATAGCCAATTGGCGCGTCAACGCCATTAACAGCTACTAGAAAATTGCCTCCAGAAGTAGCTGTCATTACTCCAACCCAATAACCATTAGTTACTGTCGGAGTTTCGGCAGTAGGCCAAGTTCCAGTTAAAGTTACGTTGTAAATACCGCCATTAGTAGCAGCAAATAACTTGGCAGCCGTAGGTCCATTCCAAGCTAAAAATGAATGAACATTAGCTGCCGCGCCAGTTTTCCAATCCTGACACCCATTGCGAAGAGTTACATTCTGCACTCCAGGAACTACGTTATCCATGAGAAGTGCTTCAGTTGGCTTCATATTCGCCAGATTACCGCGCGCATTCCATCCATCATAAGGAGCTGGATGGGAATATGGGCGCGCCAACGCTTCATTAACTGGCCTAGGCTGCGTCATACGGGAAAGAGAAGGTCCGCCGCGCATTAAGTAACCGACCAAGTGTTTGAGGGTACGAAAATGCCAGGCTTTATATCGACCGGCGCGCCTTCCGAGACATTAATTCGTCTACTAACTTTATTCGTCGCAATATAATTATTCACCATGTCCCAATAAGCTTTTTCATCTGCTTGGTACGGAAGACCCTTAATTTGCTTAAACCTATAAGCCAAACCCTTTTTAAGAATATTCTCAGGAAATACGAAAGCATCTGTATCGACAGTTACCGAGTCTTTAGCCGCTCCTGTAGTTGCATCTTTATAAGCCCAATCACTCATATATTCGAAAGCGATATCGCTACTCGAAGTAAATGGTGCAGGATAAAGCAAAAGATGATTACCGCGCAGACGGAATTTATAATAAGTCCCAGTACTAGGCAGGGCTTTAAGTTGTTGCCATTCAGTTTCACTGACCGGTCCCGATAATGGTCGCCTCAACGTCCTGTCATAGAACGTCTCAAAAATGGCGCGCTGATATCCATTAGGAGCCAAATCGGTAATTAATCCCTGATCTTCGCCAGGAACTGTTGAAAAAACAGCTTCTAAAGTCGTTACTTGGAATTTACTCTCAGTAACTAACTCCCGAACTAATTCGTCGAGAATTGCCTGTAATTGGATAGTCTGAGTATCTGTGCTGCCGATTATAGCAGTAGGAACTGCCAATGCATGTAGCTTGCAAAAATCCTGAATAACCGACAGCAGAGACATTATGCGGTTTCCTTAGCAGCTTTAGTAAGAGCCTTCACTTCGGATTGGAGTTCTTTCAACTCCTTTTCACGCTCTTTATCTCGAAGTTCGAGTTCCTCATTCCGCTGGCGTAACGAAGCTAATTCCTCGGCAACTTTGCCAGTCTCATTTGCTGACTCAAGCCAAGCAATTGCCTTATGCTTGAGTGCGCGCCCTCCCATACCAATGCGCATGACAGTTTCTTCATTAGCTTCTGCCAACTGTTCAACTGTTCGACAATTAATATCGAGAAGAGTTTTTGCTTGTGCCGGAGAGACAAACGCGCATGAAGAGATTGGCGTGCCTTCCAGCGGATCATTTCGGCCCTCTTTGAAATTCTCAAAAGCGCGTGTGTATTCATGCAACCAATTCTGCGGAATGCGCTCTTGTTTAACACCTTCGGCAATACCAGCTAGCCAATCTTCAGCCACCTTTTCAAGCGTATCGCGTGAACCAACTGGAGTTACAATTGCGAAAATAACATCTTTTCCAACATAATGCCCTGCATCAACAGTAGCATTACGATCTTCAATTGCCCGAACTTCAAATCGAACAAACGGAGGCCTTGCTTCATCAGTCATTAATCTTACCCCTATACCCCCTTATAAAATGTCCTCGGGAACAGGAAGGGGGTTCTGTCCCCGAGGACCTCTACAGCCGAATGCTGTAAAGTTTTAAGTGATAGCACCTTGGGCAAAGGGACGATTAATGTGCGCGATATTGTAAAAAATAGTCGCGTTATTGTACGTCGCTGTGACTGTACCATTAACCGCCGCAGTTGTCGCTGCACTCAACGTGATTACTGTACCCGAAGGGTCAATATCCACAATCGTAGTTCCAGCTGCAATACCCGTTCCCGAAAGGAACGCGCCTGCAAAGAAACCAGATGAGTCATTAACAACCAGTTGCAAAGAGTTGTTATTAGCAACTCCAGTCTTTGCTACTGTCTGCGAGGCAGCAACAATAATTCGGGCATTCAGAATTTGTTTGCCCGCGCCGTTCGCGCCACCCTGCCCAGCTGCCGCAATACCAAACGTAGTATCAGCTGCAACTGAGGCATTACAGTTTACTGGTACAACGCCCGTAACGCAGACCCAGAAGAACTGTCCCGAACTTGCAGAAACCATAGCCACACCAACCATGCGACCAAGGTTTGCAGTATTCGGAACTTCAGTGGCATTATAAACCACCTGATTGTTCGCAAAAGTCTGGGTCAGAACGACTAGACCAAACTGCCTAATCGAACCGTTTGCCTTACAGTAAACAAACTCACCACCACCCCAATAAGGATGAATAGCATCGTACATAATTCCCGGAAGATGCCTTTGCACCGTATCGGGAAGTCCAAACGGGTTGATTGCCTGATTGCCAATCATTCCCGCCAACCCACTATAACCTGGCATTTTCAGTTCCTTTCTAAATCGGTCCTAATTATATTTCTATAATTGAGGCCAATTATTATGCCTTCATGACGGCCTGCAGGCGACGATTGCTCGTAACCATATTGCCCATCCAGAGGATTGGAATGACAGCAGCATCCTGATTATAGGGCTTCATTTGATCCTGAACATCAAGATTAGCATCGCGGTGCGCCACCAATTCGATATAATCAGTGTTCAAGAAATAAGCGTGAGCCGCAGGAATGCCGCTACCACCATCGAAAATTACATCGGCTGATTTATATTTCAAACTCGTAAAGCCACCCTGAGCATTGCCAGCGTCATTGGTATAACGCTTGATAGCAACCTGAGAAGCCTCATAGAATGAAAAATAATCATTCGACATAATAATCAAGTCAGGCTTATCGTCACCACGAACCTGATTGAGCCACAAAGGCAACATCAAACTGGTTTCAATCGTTGTTGCCGAAACGGTAACAGCACCACCGCCTTGAATAGGCGCGGCAGCCGACTGCACAACATTGGCCCAAAATGGCCATGCCGAAGAGTCAACACCACCGATAACGCCAGTACCTGCATCAGCAACGAGTGCCTGCAAACCACCAATTTGGTTAGGAAGCGTTCCATCACCATAGAGGTCGAACGAGAAGTTATTCTTGAAAGTACGCATTGCATTTTTAATGCGCGCCTTTGCAAGCTTCACAATCGCATTCGAACCTGCGTTAGTGCGCAGTTCCAAACCACTCGCCACAACATTCAACGCAATCTGCCTCCACTGAAACTCAACGGCAGTGATAACATCACTTTGCTGAATATTCAGAACATCATAGCCAGAATAGCGCTGATAAGTTCCGTTCATGTTGTAATCAAGTGGCTGCGCAATCGTCAAACCACCATCTTCGAGACGAGTCTGTCCCTTGGTTGTAAGCCGATTATACAGTGCATTATTATGCGACACGTTGTCCTTAACGTCGCTTGCGTGGTTCCTCCAGGTGGTGGCCACAAGCTCCGTAAAGACTGAACTAGGGGTTGCCATTATTCAATCCTTTCTAAAGTCTAACCGCGACTTTCAATCGCAGCCAAGGTTTCAGCGAGCGTGTCGTCCATCGTGCCCTTAGGAACCGTTCCGTTCCGAGACTTTGGTCCAACTGCTAATTGGTCACCTGTGAGTTTAGCTACCTTTTTCTTTTTCTCTTCATCCTCAGTTTTTAGAGCAGCTAGCTTCTCGTCCGTGAGACGCGCTAACTCTTTCTCCCTTGTCTGAGGGTTAAGAAAAAGGGCCTTATCATAAGCTTCCTGCAGGGTGCTAGCCTGCTTGCTTTCAAAGAGCTTTTGTATGTCTTCCGCCAGCTCATCGAAATGTTCGTGCGTTTCCGCAAACTTATCAATTTCGGTACGGAGTTGTTTTTGAACAGCATCACGTTCAGCTGTCTGGCGCGCCGTATTGCCTTGCTTTAAATCTTCAATTTCTTTACGGAGAGCGACAACTGCAGGATCTTCAGCTTTATGAACAGTTGTGCCACTTTCAGCGATATAATCGAGCAGCGGACCGAGAGGAATTTTATAGTTATCAAGAAGTTGCGCGGCGAGTTGGATTTTTTGTTCCGGCGCGCCTCTTAACAAAAGATAATGATTAGCAGCAAAGGATTGAAATAGCTGAACAGGGTCAATATTTTCAGCAGCTAGTATTGGCGCATAGGGTTCAACGACTTTAGAATAAGCTATACCAAGATCGGCCGCGCCCTTATACCCTTGAATACCTCGAAGAAAATCTTCCTCGCGTCTTGCGAGAATTGGCGAGAGTTTATCCTGAATTTCTTTCGGAATTGTCGCCCAAGCAGCGAGTTCTTCCTTATTCCAGGTCTTTGGCGCGCCAGTCGCCTGAACCTTAGCCGAGTTTTCCTCTTCTTTCTTTTCATCGGAGGGTGCTGCTGGCTCGCCGGGGGCTTGGCTCTCGACAGCACCCTCCTTATTTTCTTGGGGAGAAGCCGCATCGTTTCCGGAAGACTTCTCCCCCGCAGTCTCTTTCGATTTGTCAGCATTGTCTTCATTCGCAAACAAAGACTCGCTAATTTCAGCCGTTGCGGCTTCCATATCGAAGTCAGACTGCGTTTCCGAGCCAGCAGCCTCCGCAAACTGCTCGCTCGTATTTGTTTCGTCGTTCTCTGTCCCCTTCGGCATTCTATGACCTTTCCACTACCAAGTCCAATTTACCATTCACCAGCTCATTATGCAGCTGTTCCTTTTTATCGGATGAATAGCTTTCGAACTCCTTTTCGACAGTATCTTCGATTTTCTTATCGAAGGCCTCTTCCCGCTTGCGGCGGATTTCGGCTGCTGCCTTAGTTTCCCCATCCTCAAGAACCCTACAACCAGTACGTTTGAGGTTCTCTTGGTGCTCTCGCTTCGAACCTATCCAGCGCCCCGTTACTGGACAGTTGTAGCCAGTTTTATCGACTGAAAACAACGGACTAGAAATGACGCGATTTGCGGGCGCGCCACAAGCACATTCTATAGGCTCTGAAAATTTTTCTAATTTTATAAACCGTTCGAAGATTTTACCCGACTTCGAACATCTAATATCATAAAGTGGCATTTTAGGTCTCATCGTCTTGAGTTGAAGCAGCTTGAGCCTTCATCATTTCCAATCGCTGTTTATGCTCAACGGCCGACATAAATGCTTTTTGTGTAAGATTTTGCGATTGGAGTGCCGCCGCGTCTTTTTTAGCCTGAGCCTCAGCGATCTTCATATTATATTCCATTGACATAAGAGCTTGTTTATGTTCAAACTCTTGCTGATTAAGCTGCATTTCTTGATTTGTTTTCATTTGCTCAGCTTGAGCCTTAACACTCTCTGTCTGAGCCTTTGCATTTTCGGCAGCTACTTTTACCTGCTCATTAGGATCGGCTTTCGGTTGAGGCTGTTGCATAGCATTAATTGCATCTTCAAGTTGCGAGCCGAAATTAAAGCGGCGCGCCACCGTCAAAAGCATTTGCTTAGCAACTTCAATAGGCATTACGCCTTCTTGAACCAGTGGGCCTATTCCATTCAAGAATTGACTTAGCGCATTAAGCAATTCCGCGATATCTTGTTTATCTTGCGCTGCCTCAGCATCAATTGTTGAATTGGTTTCAATATCAATCTTATAATTGAAAATTAGCCTATTCTTAATAACCTCCATAACTTGTTCCCAAGTCGGAAGATTAAATGCCTGCTGAATTTCAGGTGGAATAGGTGGCGCTTGTGGCGGAGGCTGACCAGTCTGCTGTGCCTGTTGTTGTGCCGCTTGAAATTGCTGAAGCAACATTTGCGCTTGTTGCTTCTGTTCATCCGTCATGTAGTTCAATCCAGTCATTTGCTGGAAAGTCTTCATTTCGAACTTAGTAGCAATCTCCATCATGATTACAAGTGCATCACGGCAAAATCTCTGAACTTCACGCTGCATCTTTTTAAGGCGCAGAGTTCCCCACTGGTTTTTAATTTGCTGCGCGGTGGCTGTTTCCGAAGCCATTGTCGCGCCGCGCATAATATCAGCAATGCCAGTGATTTCGTAAATAACTTGTTTAACTTGCTCTCGCTGAGTATAGAGCTGCTGCGCTGTAACGGCAAGTTCTTGTACCGGAACAACCCAAAGTAACTTATCAATGCCCGTACCGTCTGGCATAGACAAGACATTTTCAACCGGAACCAGCTCGTTATCGTCAGCATTGAGCATCTTTTCGATGCCCTCGACTGCGTTATTATAAGCACCGCGAAACTTAATTGCCTTAATAATTGCTTTCAAGCGGCGCGTCAGTTCATTCAATTCTGCAGCTTGCTGTTTATAATGCTCATAAAGCGGAGTCGGGACAAGCGTAGTCACCTTCCGCATAAAATTCAAAGGTTTTGGAACTGGAAAAAACCCGCTCAATCCCAAAGGATCATCAATATAGCGCAGAATATTATCTGGCGCTAACGGAGAGATAAAAAACACCTTTCCAGAGGTTTTATCCCAAATCTCAAAGACTTTATAAGTCCTCACTCCAGTGAGTTCTTCTTTACTCTCGCCAGTATTTGTTTCCTTATCATCCGCGCTATCATCTTGCACGGTCATGCGAAGGTCATTAAACTTTGCTTTGGGAAAATTCTTTTTCAATTCATCCCTTGACATATCCCATTCAAAGCCAATCCACGGAACCTTTTTCCAAGTTCGTGCATAGCCATGAAAGAACTTATCCCAACGAACACTTTCACCATAAACGCATTCTTCATATGTTTGCTGATCGCCGTGATAACGAAAGCGCATCAATCCGCGATTGGTAATTACTCCGTCGAGAACAGCTGCTTGGCAAAGATCATCAAATCCATCATAATCCTTACTATCGTTAGATAGGAGAAATTTCAGCGTACGGGTTGAAACCTCACTAACTGATTTTCCAACAGGATCAGGGTCTCTGAATTTACGCTCAACAATTGGAATGGGCAGTGAATTGTAGATCGCAGGCACGAGAGTTTCAGTATTCGAATAGAGAATAGAAAATGGTGTTTGTTCAGGCTCGCGCGCCTCATAAAGATCTACAACCTTCTTCGCCAATTCACGATAGCGCTTTTCTCTTTTCAGAGCATCATTAATTTCTTGTAGCCAAGTTTTAATAAACTTGCCATGGTCTCCCTTTGGCCCTTGTTCGATTACTTCATCAGGGTCATTCGGAGTTTTTGCCTTAGGCATCTATCGTCCTCTCTAAGCGGCGTTTTGTAGCCTTTGCCACAATCTCATTGATAGTCATTTGGTTTGGCAAGATCGGATATTGCAGCGCTTTTTTTGGCGTAATAAGTTTAGGTTTCCACGGCCTGCTCATGCAAGCATAACGAATATCATCAGCAGCATGATCCTCGCCGTCAGTATCAAGATCTTCTTCATCGTTTTCATCGTGCTGGAGAACAGGTAGAGTTCTGATAGTATCTTCGCAACAATCAGCGAAATACATCATTGGCTTGATTTCTCCACCAAACACATCGCCAACAAGTCGTTGACGGACTTGTTCCCAGCCAGGGAGTCTTTTGTTGTCCGCGCGCCGCCAACGGCAGGTTGCCATGCTCTCAGCGATTGAAGGTCCACCGTTGCGTATAAATATTGCAGGGTCCGCAACCGCATATCTAATCCTTTCATTTCTCTCCATTTCGAGTATCTGGCGCGCAACTAAATCTGCTGTCGAACCAAGTCCCTTATTCGGCGCGCTCGCACCATAAAACTCCCGATAACGAAATATCGCGCCGAATGGTAAGGGATCAGTCGCGGGCCATGTACCATCCGCAATGGCCCACCAGCCGCACGAGAACGGCTTAGCTGAACCCCAGTCAAATGACCGAAAACGCACGGTCTGGGGTGGTGCGAAACGAATATATCCTCTATCCTTAACATGGATAGCTTCGTCGAACTCGTCGAAGTATGCACCATCGACAATATCCCAGTTACCCTCGAGCCACGCCTTGACAAGAGCCTCAGAACCAGATTGCCTAAGTCGTAGCACATATGTAGGGTCATTCCTGAGCAATAGCATATTATCGCCAAGCTTCGAAGGAATGAAAACTCGGGAAAGCGAAACAGTTTGTTTTACATCGTCAACAACAATTTCAGTTTCTTCAGTTATGATTTTATAACCTGAAGGATCAGGATCAATATATCTAGCCTTGACCCAATTGTGTCCAGGACCTCCTGGATTACCAGTGAGACGCATACCAACAGGGACACCAGTAGGAGAACGCAAAGTTGCGCGAAGCTTATTGATAGGACTTGGATTGCCGAAGTTAGTAACTTCTTCGATATAAACGCGTGTGTAGTTGTGACCTTGATATTCTTCGGCATCGGAGTCTCTTTCAAGGTAAACGAATTTGAGGCGCGCGCCCCCAGGCATAACCCATTCGGCGCGCTGTTCATTATATTTCGCGCCTATTTTCGGAAATATTTGCTTAGTTCGGGCAATAACTTCAGCTAACTGTTTGAACTTTCGACGTACAAAAATACCTACAGCCGCCTCACCGTAAGTCGATGAGTGCTCTAGCCAGTCGCCAATTGAGCCTTCAGTCTTTCCCCCGCCACGTGCCCCGCCATAAAATACTTCAAAAATCGGACATTGGATAAGAGCTGTTTGTGGACCCTCTTGTGGTGACCAAATTACCTTTTGTTCCATTAATGGTGCATTTTTTCTAAAGTAATTGCTAATCGCGCTCGCGCGCCCAATTTCCCACCTTTATGTGCATCGTGTTCCAAAGTCGTCTTAGGAATTTTCTGTCCCTGAGGAATACCCAATTCACGATGCAATGCACCTGGATGTTTGATAGCTTTCTTGATAAAATCAGCCATTTGCCTTTCCTTAGTTTACAGTAAATGGATGGTTATACGTTCCGATAAGAATACCGCTATGGCCGAGAGCAAGAGCGATATCTCCAAACGTAGTCATACTGCCTTCAACCCAAACGATATTGTCGGTAGTTCCGCCAGGGAAATCGACAATGAACTTCGGCGCGGTTGCAAACATATCATAGCTAACCCAAAGTCCAAATACGTTATTATATTTCCCGACAAAGTAAGTTGAGGGAACAGTTTGCCCCGGAGCTGCCTTTCCGAACCCTAGCGCGCCACAACCTGAAGTGAGTGGTATAGCAGTCCAAACCGTTCCGCCGCTTCCCGAACTCATCATAATCGGGCTGTTAAACTCAGCCGTGTATAGGATCGTGTCAGTTGATCCCTGTACAAAGTGCATTCGGGAAGAACCGTATCCAAAGTTACTGTAAATGTAACCCGTGTAAACTTTAGTCCATGCCGCGCCTAAAGGCTTCTTCCAAACCCCACGATTACCTCCAGTAATATCGCCAGCACAGAACAACCAGATTGTTCCAGTATTACGATCCAACGTCATTGGCCGTGAGTAATCAAATTCTGCCTGACTTAATCCGTTAAAAACATTAGGAGTAAACTCAGTGACTTCAGTCCACGGTCCGCCCATTCCAGTAGTGCTTTTAAGCGTCGCCCCGTTATTGGAACCGATGACGTACAGCTCACCATCTTGCGGAGAAACGATTTGATGGGGGATGATTGAGGCGCTGGTATGTGGATCAGTCATTCCAGAAGCAGCTGTCCACGTCTTCCCAAAATCATTGGATTGTCCAGAACCATTATCGAAGAAATAAGTAGCCTGAATAATCTTATCAGTATTACCTACATGGTCAATCCACCAACACGAATTGTTAGGATAGGGTGCGCCAGTATCTTGAGGAATAAAACACTCATTGGAAATCATATTGTTTCCAAAGTGATTCATGTTACTCCAACCATTGCGATCGGTAATCTTAAAAGGCCCACGATCATGCATCGAGGACCAAAGATCGCCGTTCGGCATATAGTGAGTATTACTGCACTCCATCAACTCCCAGCCAAGCACATCGGCGTGCCAAACGAGTTCATCGGCTGTAGTAGTGACAGTCGCAATATCGAAGTAAAACTGCCCAAATCCATGAGCAACGTAGACCTTACCAGTGTAATCAATTGAAAACTGATATTGTCCTCCGCAAACTGCAACACCGTGCGTAAGTTTGAAGCCTCGAGCCTGACCAATCCACGCAACCGCGCCCCCATGCAAGGACTGTTTCAATAATCCCCATCTACCCTGCCAAGTAGTACCACCATCCTTTGAAATAAATACTCCGCCGTTAACATCACAACCAGCGATAATATTCGGGTTGCTTGGGTGAACGGCAAAAGAAGTAGCTTCGAAATCACCTAGTTGAGCAGAAAGTGTTGAAACCTTAGCAAAGCTGCCTGCAGCTGTTTTCTTATAAAGATTGCCCCCTGAGCTTTCACCAAAGTTAGTTGCCCAGATAGTTCCATTAGAGTCATAAACCGCATAAGAAGGCTTTGATGGCGCACCAGCCAATGAACTAAATGTCCCATTAACTCCAGTAGGACTTTCCCAAACACCAAATCCTTCAATTGTATAAAGACATTTTTGAGAAGTCGGATCAAAAGCAACTAAGTGAGGAACGGCAACAGTAGACCTTTGCACGCCATGCATCCACATTGCACCGGAAGCGAAAGCTGTCGAACTTGAAACGCCGTAAGTACCAGTGCCTCCTGTACCAGTTCCCAGGTTCTTAATATAATTATTTGGACTGAGTCCCGCGCCCATTACTAACTGATTAATAGCTAGTGGAGTGCCCGATGTGAAGCTAGTAACCGTCATTGTATGGCTTGTAACTAGGACTGAAGTTAGTGTCTGAGAAACGCTAACTGTCCAAGAAGAACCACTACCTGCAGTGATCGTCGTTCCTGAAGCAACTCCGCCACCGGAAATAACTTGTCCAATTGCAAATGCACCCGAATTGAGCTGATTAACAGTCATGGTCGTGCCAGAAATTGAAATAGTGGCAGACGCGCCTGTTGCAATTGAAGCAGTAAAATTGCTTAGTCGAATGTTAATGCTATTGATAGTTGAGCCGTCAGTACAATAAAGCACCCGATCTTCCATCGGGCCGCACAACATCACATTGGCGTCAGTAAAACTAACTGCCATTCGTGTTTGCTGCCAACGGAGATTAGTACCCCAACCCGCAGGTGGAGAATAGTACGGCCCGCCAGTTAATTGCGAGAAAGTTCTTGAATTACTTTGAACGTTTGTACACTTACAAATAACTGCATTTACCATCATATAGCAGATATTTGTATTGCTTGGCGCGAGGGCCGCCGCATAAACCGGCATCCCAAAGTTCGTGCCAACACCACTGAAATTTACGTTATTAACAAGCGTCGGGCCGTAGAAAGTATTTGGAAATGCTTGAGTAGTTACCATTTCTACCCAAACAGGACTTGTCGGAGTTCTAATACTCCCGCCATGAACATCACCCCAAGTTAATTTACTACCATCCGCATAGTGCATGATAGCATTGCACTGCCCGCCGCCTCCAAGACCTGGCTTTTTAAAGGTCCATGTACCAGCAGGTTGATTATCAGCACCAAGCATTTTTCTATCCTATAGAAGAGTAGTAAAGCTAGTAGGAGGCGCGCACAACATAGAAGCTGCGTCAATATGAATTGTCATTTGGTTATTAAGAGCGTTCGCGCCAATCGAGAAGTGAAGTGTATTACCAGTTCCAGCTGCATTCATCGATAAACCACCAGAATTGGTATTTGGATTATTACCTGCACCCTGCCACTGCTGAACACCGGCAACAATCTTGCAGAACCAGACTTTTTTATTATCAACGTCAATGGCAATACCAACTGTATCGCCCGTTGCCCAGGAGGCAAAAGAGGCGCTAACTTGGACGTTATTATACCACTGAGTTCCGAGGGCGTTATAAACAGCCGTGTGCGCACCAACACCGCCGGGGAAATTATCAAATGACCCATCGCAAATACCGATATTACAGCCAGAAGATGCTACATCGGCGTGCGCT